AAGGTGTACAAGCACATTGACGATCAGTTCACATTTGACGTCGAAATGCTCGCAGACTGGGGCGCAACAGGTTCACTTTGTGAAGGCTTGTGGAATGCAACAGAATCAGCACCAAACACAGGAATTAGCACAGTCATGACAGCTGCAAGCGGTGCAACATTCACATTCCAAATTTTGCCAGCATTTCCAAGCGTGGGAGGCAGCGCACCTGACGCACAAACAGTATCGTTGTCATTCACAGTAATTGGCACACCAGCCGAAAACTTCGCTTAAAAATAATCGGGAGGAAAAATGAAGTTACCAATAACAATTGAATACAACAACGGCGACCAAATGACCTACACGGCGGCACCGCCTGAATGGGTCAAATGGGAAAAGCACACAGGAAACACCATTGCGCAAGCACAGGAAAAAATGGGAATTTCTGATTTGGTTTTTCTTGCCTATCACGCCATGAAACGCGAAGCCGCTGGAAAGCCAGTCAAGCCAATCGAAACATGGACGGAAACCATTTCCGAAGTGATCGTCGGTGAAGCAAACCCAAAAGTTACCCAGTCGGAAGCCTTAGCAGAATAGTTTGGGAGATAGCCCTGGCAACGGGGCTATCACCAAATGAGTTTGAAAGTGCCGAAGACATTTTGACGGTCATTGAGATTTTGGAAAGGCGGAAAAATGGCAACTGACGCGATCACCTACGACAAAGCAGAATTGCGTTCAATTATTCGCGCTTTTAAAGCAATGGACGACGAAGCAATTGCGCAAGCAAAACAGACTTCTAGCCAATTGGCAGAATACGTTCGCCAACAAATCATAAGTGCCGCTTCGACGCGCACGCGAAATCGCCTTGACAATAAAGTTGCCGAAGGTTCACGCGTTTCTAAATCTTCAAAGGTTGGTGAAATCAGTTTTGGTTTTGCTGGTCAAAAGTTAAGCGGTGGGGCAACGACGCAACAAATTTGGGGTGGCGTCGAATTTGGTTCAAATAAGTATAAGCAATTTCCAGTTTGGTCAGGTCGTGAAGGTCGCGGTTCACGTGGTTGGTTTATCTATCCAACCCTACGAAGCGCGCAACCCCAAATCATTAGACGTTGGGAAGAATCGTTTTCAAAGATAGTTAGGAAATACGACTAATGGCTGGCAGTCGCACCCTTAAACTTTCCATACTTGCCGAAACAAAAGACCTGGTATCAGGCTTAAATGCTGCTAGTAAAGAGACACAAACTTTTGGCGATAAGGCAACAGAATTTGGCAAAAAAGCCGCCCTGGCATTTGCAGTCGCTGGCGCAGCGGCGTTGGCATTTGGTGCTGACGCGGTAAAGGCAGCAGCAGAAGACGCAGCAGCACAAGAAAAACTTGCCGAAACGATCAAAGCGACAACCAACGCAACCGCGTCACAAATTAAAGGCGTTGAAGATTACATAACAAAAACGTCAATCGCCATTGGTGTGACTGACGACCAATTGCGCCCCGCGTTTAGCCGTTTAGTTCGAAGCACAAAAGACACTGAAGAAGCACAACGTTTATTAAATCTTGCACTTGATCTTAGTGTCGCGGTCGGTAAGCCAGTGGAAACCGTTGCCAACGCGCTGGGTAAGGCATACGACGGAAACACAACTGCTTTGTCAAAATTAGGCTTGGGACTTGACGCAAATTTATTAAAGTCAAAAGATAATGAAGCAATTATCAAATCATTGGAAACAACTTACGGTCAGTTTGCTGAAGGCGCAGCGGAAACCGCAGCTGTTAAATTTGAGCGCATACGCATTGCAACTGACGAAGCAAAAGAATCTATTGGCGCAGCATTGTTGCCCGTGGTTGAACAATTGTCAGATTATGTTTTGACCACGGTTGTTCCAAATTTAGAATCATTCATCAACGGACTTACAGGTCAGGGAAGTTTGACCGAGGCAAGCAAAAACGCAACCGACGGTGCTTTTAAATTTGGTGAGCAGGTTCGCAAAGTAATCAAAACTGTTATTGAATTAAAAGACGAAATTATCATTGTGGCTGGTGTGCTTGCGGGATTATTCGTGGTCTCAAAAATCAGTGCTGCAGTTATGGCAACGATTTCACTGATTAAAACCGTGATAACCGCTTACAACGCATTAAAGGCGGCATCGATCGTTGCTGGCGTTGCTTCGTATTTCGCGCTCAATCCATTGGCAGGCGTTGCAGCCGTTGCCGTTGCTGCTGGCGTTTTAGCCGCTGCCAACAAATTGGCAAACAGTGGCAACGTTGACACCAGCGGTTTAGGTAGTACAGGCGGCGTTGGCGGTTTTTCAGGGACAAGGCCTGACGGTAGTTCATTTGGTTATACACCAGCACAGTTAAAGCTTATTGCTGAAGCTCAGGCCGTGGAAGACGCAAGAAAGGCAGCAGCCGATAAGGCAATGGGGTTAAGCAGTTCAAAAGGTCTTGTTGCTGCGGCTACTATTGTTACGCCAAATTTCAACCCTGGCACTTTTAGAGTTGCTGAAGCAGCTTCAAGTGGCCCTACATACAACATAAATGTTTCGGGTGCATTTGATAAAGAAGGCACGGCTCGCACAATCGTCGATACTTTGAACAACAGTTTCTATCGCGGCACAGGTGGCGCAACTAACCTGCAAATCGCATGAGCCAGTGGAATCCAGTCTGGCTGGTTGAAATTGACGGCGTTGAATACACCGACGCGATTTTGGCTAATCTTGTTATTCGTAGCGGCCGTACAAACATTTATGAGCAAGCACAAGCAGGTTATGTCAATCTTCAGCTAATCGACGTGAATCAAACTGCAATTCCTGTTTCGATCAATTCTACAATCGGTGTTTCAATCAAAAATACATCTAACGTTTTTGTGCCTATTTTTGGCGGCAACGTTGTTGACATTGGCTTGGAAGTACGCGACGTAGGTTCGACAATGTTCACACAGACTTATTCGATCACGGCATTGGGCGCATTGTCACGTTTGCCAAAATACATTTACACCGACGCTCTTGCTCGTGATTTTGACGGAGATCAGATTTTCGAAGTTCTGTCTCAGGTTTTGTTTCAAACTTGGGCTGAAGTACCTGGTGCCTTGACTTGGGCAACGTATGATCCTGCGACAACCTGGGCAAACGCTGGAAACACAGGAATCGGTGAAATTGATCGCCCTGGCAATTATGATTTATCGGCACGCGCTGGCAATGCCGACCCCATTGACGCTTATAGTTTAGTTTCAGCATTGGCAACTTCAGGCATTGGTTATCTTTATGAAGACCCACAAGGTCGCATTGGTTATGCAGATTCAACCCACCGCACGCAATACCTGGCAGCTAACGGTTACGTTGATCTTGACGCGCGCCATGCTCGAGCAAATGGTTTGCGTATCGAAACCCGCGTTGGTGACGTTCGCAACGCTATAACTATCAAATACGGCTCAACCAGTCAAAATGACGTGTCGGACAGTGATCCAGCGTCAATTGCTTTGTATGGAAATCTAGGTCAAGTGATAACGACTACCCTGCATGATCAAGCTGACGCGACGTCACAAGCTGCGTTTTATTTATCTTTACGTGCCAATCCTGAGCCTATTTTTAGCGAAATCACTTTTGATCTTACAAATCCTGAAATTGATAATTCCGACCGTGACAACTTAATCAGCATTTTTATGGGCGAAGCCATTGCGTTACAAAACTTACCCTTAAACATGAATTCAGGTACGTTTCAAGGCTTTGTCGAAGGCTGGTCGTTTATAGCTTCCTACAACCAACTTTCGGTCACGTTGCTATTGTCGCCGCTTGCTTACTCATTGCTTGCAATGCGCTGGAATGACGTACCAATCACCGAAAGTTGGAATAGCGTGTCGCCGACTTTAGACTGTGAAAATGCCACAATAGTGGCTTAGAAAAGGGGAACAAATGGCAAATCCTACGAGCAATTTTAACTGGCAAATGCCAACGGCAAGTGATTTGGTCACTGATCTGCCAGCGGATTTTGAGGTATTTGGTCAAGCTGTTGACACTGCTTTGGCAGAGCTTAAAGGCGGCACGACAGGTCAGGTTCTATCCAAGACGTCAAATACAAACATGGATTTTACGTGGGTTACAATTGACGACGCCAACGCAATCCAGAACGCAATCGTTGACGCAAAAGGCGATCTAATTGCAGCTAGTGCAAACGACACACCAGCTCGATTAGCAGTTGGAACAAATGGTCAAGTATTGACAGCGGATTCAGCGGAAACAACAGGATTAAAATGGGCAACACCAGCGTCAGGAGATACTGGGCCATCATTTTCAGCTTATTTGGGAACGAATCAATCTATTACAAACGGCACTTTCACAAAAATTCAAGCCAACACAGAAGGCTGGGATACCAATACAGCTTATAACAATGGCACTTATGAATTCACGCCACAGACGGCTGGTTATTATGTGGTCAGCATAAATGGTGTTGTCAATTTAGGTTCGCCCGATGATGCGGGTATTTTTGCTTTATACAAAAACGGAGCCGTCAGTAGAAGGATCGCTGGCGTTACAAAACCAGCTGGCGGCAATGAAACTTATTTCAGCGGATCAGCACAAATCTATTTGAACGGATCAAGTGATTACATTTCGCTTTATGCTTATTTTAACAATGCAACCCGCACAATTAATTCAGGAGAGACTAATTTCCAATTTTCAGCTAGTTTGGTGAGGACAGCATAATGACACTATTTGAACGAATAATTGCATTTTATCCAGAATTAGCAAATGACAAAGATTCATTTATCAATGGAACAATTACATTGCAAGATGATTCGGATGATCAAGGCGCATACATTGCAGACTGGAATTATGCAAAACCAATTCCCGACGGATTGAAACTAGGCAAATGAGCCAATACCCAATCGGAACAGCTGCGGCACTAATCGAAGTAGCACTTAAAGAAGTTGGAACGATTGAAGAAGGCGACAACCTGACAAAGTACGGCAAATTCACAAAAGCCGACGGTTTGCCCTGGTGCGGTTCATTTGTTAATTGGTGCGCAGATCAAGCTGGTGTCAAAATGCACAGCGTTGTGGGCACTGCAGTTGGCGCGCATAAATTCAAAGAAATAAACCGCTGGTCAAACATTCCCCAATTAGGTTATTTGGCCTTTATGGATTTTCCCCATGACGGTATTGACCGTATAAGTCACGTCGGCATTGTTATTGCTTTTGAGCATGGCAGTGACATTGTGACCTGCATTGAGGGCAACACATCTGGCACAGGCGACCAGCGTAATGGCGGCATGGTGATGATTAAGCAACGATCACTAAAGCGCGACATTGTTGGCTTTGGTGTGCCAAAGTTTGTGCCGTACAAAGGTGACTTTCCAAAAATCGAATTGCCTGAAAAAGCAGAAAAACCAAAAAAGGAGACAAAAAAATGGACAAAGCCAAAATTAAAGCAGGCCTTGCCAGCTATGCTAGATCGTTCATAGCTGCAATGCTCGCGCTTTACATGGCAGGAATTCAAGACCCTAAGGTTTTGTTACATGCTGGGCTTGCCGCAATTGCGCCTGTCTTGCTTCGTGCGATCAATCCGAACGACAAAAGTTTTGGAGTCACTGGGGAATGACGCCGACCGAATGGGCGGCGGTTGTTACATGCTGCATTGGTGTAGTGGCCGCCGTCTATTCTGGCGTGAAGGTCATGGTTCGATCAGTGCTCGAAGAATTTAAACCAAATGGCGGGTCAAGCTTGAAAGACCAGGTTAACCGCATAGAAGCTCGGTTAGACGTGTTGTACAACAAATTGATTGACTAGCCTTTACAATTATGCTATGGCAGCCAAACGACCTACTCGCAAGCGCGTAGCAAAAGTCAAAGACATTGACTATTCACCGCTGGAACAATACTGCATTGCATTAAATGAGTATTACAAAGCATTGCGTAAAGCTGGTTTTAGCGTTGAAATTGCACTAGGTATTTTGAGCGACAAAGACGCTTATCCTGGCTGGATTTTGCCTGAGCCAGTCGATCCAAACAGAATCGGGTCGACGGAATACGAAGACGACGA